GCATATTGGACATAATTTCTATTTAATGCAAAATCATCTTGATTAACTGCTAAATCAAAGAATATATTTAAATTTGGTTTGCTTATAGAGCCCGATGAATTATTTTGCTGAGCTTCGAAAGGTGTATTATTAAAACTACTTTCTATTTCTAGTTTAGTAGGTAAATCAGTAATAGTAAATAATATTCTTTTAATCGGGCACCATATACTCAATGTATTCTCTGAAGCTGTCATTTTATAATATGGTAAGCTGTTATATGTTATAGTATTATTATATAGATCATAAGCTAACATTAAATAGTTTGTATCTCTTTCTGCAAAATATACATTAGAAGGACAACCAAACAAATCACCGCTTAAATTATCTTGATAAAAACTTACTTGAGGGTATGTATCTTGGTCGTATATACTAACTGGAAAATTTAGAGAGAATAAACGAGCTGAGAAATCATAGGTATAAAATGGGTGTAGATCTGGGTTAATAGTGATACCATGTAATGCTAATAGATTAGTGCAAAATGTTTGAAAGGTGTCTCTGATACTATCATTAAATATTTTTAGCATCCATGATACGTCATAAACATAATAATAAAAATTAGAGAGGTCTTGTTGCCCACTATTTTGTGAGGGTGGTTTTGGTAGTTGGTCTATTGCTTGAGATTGAAATATTATGGGTTCAGTTAATCCATAAATAAACTGTGTTAAATTGTTATAATATTCAAAACGAATTTTAAAAGGAGACAAATTAATATCAGTTTGAGTTAAACCATTTTGAATGGGAAATATATAAGCTGGAACACTTGCAGTATTTATTAAAGCTCTCTGTAAAGATAAATAATATAGTGATGGATCTACTGCTACACTATCATCACTATTAAAAATCATTTGAGAGGGTTGATTGCTAAGGTTTAGAGATGCATTTGAATTGATACCTGTATTAGTAGATATATTCAAATATATAGGACTGTGATTATCTGACATTATATATTATTAGATTTTTTTTTAATGTAATATTCTTTCATATAATTTTTATATTCTTCTGTTTGGTTGCGTTCTCGCCATGTTCTACCAGGTATATTTTTATTAATACAAATTGGTTTATTCTCTTCTATATATTTTCTCTCTTTTTCTCTTAATTGTTTAGCATTATCACAAGGACATAATTCTAATAATTCTATTTTAACATTATCACATTCTAATATTTTATTAGCAGTATATCTACCGCCTAATTTATAATGTGCTTTATGTTTTGATAATCTAGAAGATAAATATCTCTCGGTTGTTGAACCAATATATATTTTTTCTGTATTTGGTGAAGTTAGTTTATAAACCTTAGATAAACTAAATTTATTAAAATCCATAATATTAAAATTAAACTAGAAATAAATATTTTGTTAAAAACGCTTTAATTGAAATAATACTTAGTTAAATGTAAAATTAATTTATCATTATCTAAACGTGATTTATCAAACTGTTTCATAAATAAACCGAAATTTTTAAATTTATCTAAGTTCCTAGCACAATAGCAAGAATAACGAGCACATACTGCCGAGCTAGATTGTTGGATCTGATTAGGGTTCATTATTAAATCTCTTTTTGATTCAACTATTAACTTAGATAGATATGGGTAATCTTGATGAGTTCTAACTGCTACATTTGCCTCAACCTGTTTATTTAAATCTATATCATCCTTCCCTAGTGAATCAAATAATATAATTTTATCTTTATCTTCATTCTTACCATAACCTATAAAAATCCAATGACCGTTAAAACTAGGTTTATCTTCCCAAACATATAATATAATTGCAAAACCATAAGGATAAAGTAAATCTTTTAAAGTTCTATATTTTTGTAAATCATCATACGATATACATCTACATTTTTTATTAAATAATTTTTCTATTTGGTGGTTTGATATGGGTTCGTTCATTATTATATAAATATATTATTATTATTCTTAGAAAGTTATTAAAATAGAGAGATATAAGAGGTGAGGAAATAGAAGCTCGATGAGGTGAGGACGGAGGGGAAACGGAGGCTACGGAGGCAAAAAACCAAAACTCGGGCTCGGGAAGGGCTTTTTTCATTTTTAGCAAAAGTTTGGTTTTTTGCCTCCGTAGCCTCCGGTTCTCCTCCGTTCTTAAACTACCTACTAATTCAACCTATTTTATACTAAATATTAAGATTATAAATCTTCTAATTTGAAAATACTTTTTTCGGTAATAATACATTTAGGTATTGTATTAGCTACGCTTATCCAGTGTGAATTTTCTTCTTCTGCCATTTGCTTAAGTCTTTTGAATTGTGGTAATGTAAAATCAAAATAAGTTAATGCACACCTCTCTATATTTTTATTAATTGTATTTGTAAAGAATACCCAATTAGAACATGACCTAATCATAGTACTAGTAAAATTACCTTCCATAGCATTATGACTAGTAAATAAAACTGATATACCATATTTTCTAGAATTATTAATAATAGAGTTCATTAAAGCATAAACACGTTTTTTTAAAAATCCATTTGTTTTATCAGATGGTAAAGCGTCTATATCATCAAAAATTATTATTAAATTTCCAAACTCTTCAGCTATGTCTTGAAAATCAGAAAATTTTAAATCTTGACTAATTACATCATCGGGCTTTATACGCTTAGTAATATATGGATCTAATACGTCATCTGTATCACCTTCAGATATTAAAAATACTGGTGCCTTCTTGTAATACTCTTTATACACTTTTATATAATCTTTTGCGAACACACTTTTCCCTGACCCCTGAGCACCCGTTATAAATAAATTATTTACCTGATGTATTATATTGGTAGGGGCTAACATAAATTTAGTCTTCTCTGGTGCATTGAGTTTTTGATATATATTCTCATCACTTCCATCATGATACTTTAATGTTTCACAAGATTTACCACTGCATTTACAGCCTTTTATATTTTTACAATCACTAGAGCAGATGTATTTAGGATTATATAAAAATATTTCTTTCGTTATTTTATTAGTATTATTCTTAAGAACTGCTAAACGCTTACCATTTGTAAGACTAAAACCATACTGAGACATTTATTATAACAATGTTAGATAATTATAATAAATTAATTTAACTTACTCAAAATTTTAAAATATTTTTTAGTGCCTTCTTAGTTATTTTCTTTTTTTTTCTACCTGCTCCAGCCTTTGGTAATTCAAATTTACTATCTTCTTCATTTATATTTTTTACTGGTGATTGATAGCTTTCATTAAAATTAGGGTTTTGTGTTGGTTGTTTAGGATTAAATAAATTATTATACATAGGATGATCTGGCATCATTATTTTACGTCCTCCATCTAATGGATTAAATGGGAATGGTTGAATATAAGCCATTTCACTTTCTTCAACTGGTTTTTTAGGTTTAGGTTTAGGTCTAGGCACATCATGTAAAAAATTTTTTGGATCTCTAAAAGGATTAGGTCTAGGCACATCATGTAATATATTTTTTGGATTTGTAAAAGGATTAGGCAAACCTCCACACATACCATCACCCTCTTTATAACTTCCGTCTCGCTTTTGTTTGTCTAGCATTCTATCAGGTAATATACTAACACTAGGGATATCTAACACTTCTTGAAATAAAGCATGTAATAACGCCCAAGGAATTAGTTTATATATTTTTTTACTAGTTGATTTACCTCCTTTTTTATCTGATTTATCTGACTTCCTATGCATACCTTCTCTCATTTTTTCGTGTATCATACTATTAACTAATCTATGAGGGACTAGAGCCATTAATTTTTCAAAAAATCCACTACCAGTAAAGGGCTTAGCTGTTATATCTTTTTTAGCTGGTCTTTTGTCTTTAAATGGTTTTGGTTGGGCACTAGGTGCTACATACGCCCCTAAATAAGCTGGTTTTTGTTCTTCTTCTGCAAATGGGTCTTCATATTTAAAATCTGGACTAGTTAAACTTGCTATTTGCTCTAAATGTTCTGGTCCATAAGCCAAAGCCTCACCTAAAGACCCAGGCATGATCCTAGCAACTGGAGCGATAACTTTTTTACCAAGCCATATAACGCCAGAGGCTAAATCATCTGTGAAACTACCACCTATTTTTTCAATATCTTTACCTCTTATATTTCCTTTCATAAATTCATTTTCATAAAATGGCTTACACATATCACAGCATGCCCCTTTACCTTTTATAGTTTTTTTAGGTTTTTCAAT